CCTTTCTAAAACACGCAGGAGTATGCGAAGCCCCCCTCCAAAAATTTGGGGGCAATAGTCATAAGCCACCACCACAAAACTGGCTCACAGAGTGGGTTTTGGCGGCGTAAAGATATTGGGAAATAAAGAATCATTTGGGCAATATATCAAAAGGTCGAAAAATGTTCGCCTTTATTAGAAGAAAACTCCATTTTTCACATACATTTACTGTGCGATTTTATGGGGTAGACATTTTTAGGTGCAAAAAATATGTGACGAAATACCCGCAAAGCTAGTCACAGAGCCATTTTGGGCGATTAAAAACTGTTCACTATATTGCCACTAACAATTTTGAGCAAATTAGGGTAGCATAAAAGTATCAAAGGAGAGGACACAATGAAACCATTTGCAGAAGCGTTTTACAAATCCAAGGCGTGGCTTAAAACGCGCAAGGCTTACATTGACAGAGCCTTTGGATTATGCGAACGCTGTCACAGACCAGGCAAAATAGTGCATCACAAAATCCACTTAACGCCGGAAAACATAAACGAACCTGCAATTTGCTTAAACTTTGATAACTTGGAGTATCTTTGCCAAGATTGTCACAACAGGGAGCATAGATGTAATAGTGCCGAAACAAGAGACGGTTTAATCTTCACTGCTGATGGGCAGTTAGTACAGATAAACGATAGGGCCAATAATGGCATAGTGTAGAAATGGAGGTAAGGCTATGGTGGCACGCAAAAAGGCGAAGCCTAAAACCACAAAACCAAGCAATGCGGAACGAGAGCCACCCATTAACTCACGCATACGCAAGGAAATTACAAGGCTTAACAAAATCTTCTTAGCCAAGAACGATAACGAAAAGGAACTGCTTGCCGGTCTAATCAGAAGGGCAGCGTTCATGAAGTGCCAGCTTGATGATATGGAAAAAGACCTCAATGTTAATGGCTTTGTGGAAATGTTCAGCCAATCTGACAAAACAGAACCTTACGAAAGGGAACGACCCACCGCAAGGCTCTACAACTCCTTAAATAAAAACTATCAAACCTTGATGAAGCAGTTGGCAGATTTTGTGGACCGCTCCGACAATACAGTAGAAAAGGACGATGGCTTTGACGATTTCGTCAACTCATAAAACTACTGACTACGGAAACCCAATTTTAGAGTATTGGGCAGAAATAGAAAGCGGAAATATCAAGGTTTGCAAAAAAGTTAGGAGAGTATACGAAAAGCTTGTTGCTGACTTACAAGCAGAAGAAACGAGCCTGTGGTATTACGATAAGGCGAAAGCAGATAAAGTGCTTGCCTTCTTGGAAACCTATTGCAAGCAATCCAAAGGTAAAAGTGGCGGTAAGACATTAAAGCTGCAGCTTTGGCAAAAGGCTTTCTTGGCGGCGGTGTTTGGCTTTATCAACAAAGAGACAGGTTTTCGTAAGTACAGGGAAGCATGCTTAATAGTGGCACGCAAAAACGGCAAATCCACTCTTGGTAGTGGTATTGGCAATTACCTGCTCTTTGCCGACAAAGAAAAAGGACCGGAAATCGTAAGCGTTGCGACCAAAAAAGACCAAGCAAAAATCGTTTGGAAAGAAGCACGCAATATGATTCGCAAATCGCCCTCATTGAACAAAAGGGCAAAATGCCGTGTAGCAGATATTGTTACCAGCTTTAATGACGGAAGTTTTGCTCCGCTTTCTAGCGACAGTAACACGCTAGACGGCTTGAACATTCACGGAGCGTTCATTGACGAATTGCACGCTATCGCAGATAAAAACCTATATGACGTTATTGTCGATGGTATGAGCGCACGTGAACAACCCTTGTGTTTCATTATCAGCACGGCTGGTACTGTACGTGAAGGTATTTTCGATTTGAAGTATTCCGAAGCACAAGACGTTATTAACGGCTACGATGATGGTTTATACGTTGACGAAGGTGTTCTCTTTGTTATCTATGAACTGGATAACAGGGACGAGTGGCAAGACGAAAGCTGTTGGATTAAAGCTAATCCTGGTTTAGGCGTAATCAAACAGACCGAGCAGTTGGCGGTAAAAGTAAAAAAGGCGCAGCATGATGCTACGCTTGTGAAGAACTTGCTTTGCAAGGACTTCAATATCCGTGAAACCTCTAATGCTGCTTGGCTCACCTTTGAAGCCATTAACAACGAAACGAAAATTGATTATAGCGCACTTGCTCCACGCTACTTCATTGGCGGTGCTGACTTGTCCAGTACAACGGACTTGACGTGCGCAACGGCAATATTCAAGAAATCGCCTACAAGCCCCATTTACGTTGAACAAATGTACTGGTTGCCGGAAACCTTGCTTGAACAACGTGCATCAGAAGACAAAATTCGCTATGACGTATGGGTAGAGCAAGGCTTAATGAGGGTAAGCCAAGGTAACAGGGTGCATTACTCCGATGTTACCAAGTGGTTTATAGAAGTGGGCGAAAAGTACAATATGAATTTGCTTTGGTGTGGTTACGATAGGTGGTCGGCTACATATTGGGTTGAAGAAATGATGATGTATTTTGGCAAGGAAGCAATGGAAGCAGTTGCACAAGGTTGTCAAACATTGAGTAGTCCTATGAAAAATATGGGCGCAGACTTGGCGGCGAAAAACATTATTTACAACAATAACCCATTGCTTAAATGGTGCCTGACCAACACTGCTGTAGTTACAGATTCAAACGGCAACATAAAACCAGACAAGGCCAATCAATTAAGGCGCATAGACGGAACAGCTTCACTATTGAATGCTTACGTTACTTATGAGCGCCACCTAAACGAATACCACGATTTGAGTCTGTGAGGTGATGAATTGGAATTAAGAAACATGTTTAAAAAACTATTTGGGCGCAATCCTGCGGTAAGCAATGAACCTATCGAGGTAAATCATTTTGTCAGCCTTAACCAAAGCGTAAATCTTTTGCAGGCGGCAGATGAAACTAACTATAAGTCATTGTTCGTGCGTGTGTGCATAGATTCTATTGCAGAAAACGCAGCGAAGCTGAAACCCAAAGTGCTATACAAGGGAAAAACTGGTGACGAAAAACTGCAAAGGCTGTTAGAGATTAGTCCTAACGAATATATGAACGCCTTTGAATTTTTGTATAAGGTGGTTACTTGCTGGGCAACGGATAACAACGCCTTTATCTTTATTAAACGCAATAAAGACAGTGGCGAAATTGAAGGCTTATACCCTGTAAATTACTCCAACTGTGAGTTTGTAGAGTATCACGGCGAATTGTATGTACGATTTACCTTTATGACAGGCTTTAGAATGACGGTGGCATACACAGACCTTTGTCACATGCGTAGATTCTTCGGACCTAATGATTTGTTTGGCGAAAGCAACGAGGAAACCTTAAAACAACAAGTTGGCTTGATTAACATTGTCAACAAGGGACTTGCAACGGCAGTGAATGCCAATAATAGGCTCAAAGGCATCTTGAAAATGAATTTGAACTTAAAGCAAGAGGATATTAAGGCAAACCAAGAGCAATTTGTTAAGGATTACATGACCATTTCTAACAGTGGCGGTGTGGCGGCGTTGGATAGCCGAATGGACTACATTGAGCTAAAAAACAATTCTACTGTGGCAGACAATGAGCAGATGAAAGTTTTGCGTAATGATGTAATGCAATACTTCCATATCAGCGAAAACATCTTGCTTTCTAAATACTCCGAAGACGAGTGGAACGCTTTTTACGAAAGTGTAATTGAGCCTATCGCTATTCGCTTGGGTTTAGAAATGACACGCAAAATCTTTACCAAGCATGAACTTGCTTTTGGTAACAGAATTGTTTTTGAAGCTAACCGCTTACAGTATATGAGCAGCACATCAAAGGTAAATCTGCTCAAAGAAACAATGCCCCTAGGCATTTTTGACGTGGACGAGGCTAGAGAAGTATTCAATATGGCACCGTTGCCAGAAGGCAAAGGCAAACGTAGACTTCAATCCCTCAACTTCGTCAATTATGATACAGCTGACGAGTACCAACTTGGCGGCATAGGAAAAGCTGAACCTAATAAACAAAAAGATGATGGGAAAGGAGGAGAAGAAGGTGAACAAGAGTAAACTGTATTACTCTCGCGCTCCGTCTGATTGCGAAGTAAGAGCATTAGATACAGACGAGGGCAAAAAGGTTATTACCGGACTTGCCTTGCGTTTTAATACGCCGACTGTACTTTTCAGATGCGGCGATATTGAATACAAAGAAATTATTTCACCCAATGCCCTAGATGGCTGCGATTTAAGCGACGTAGTGCTTGACCGTGGTCACGATATGGAAGGCAAACTGCTTGCGCGCACACGTAGCGGCACACTTCGCCTTAATGTTACGGAAGAAGGCTTACGTTACGAAGCTGACGTTCCAGACACCGAACTAGGCAGGGAAACCTACGAGCTTGCCCAACGTGGCGATTTGTATGGTAGTAGCTTTGCGGCAATTATTCGTGAAGATAGCTTTGACAGGGAAACCCACACACGCACCATTTTACGTTTCGAGCGCTTTTATGATGTGGCGGCGGTTACTTTCCCGGCGTATGAAGCAACAGAAGTAAGTGCTGAAATGCGTAGTGCCTTTGGAATTGGCGAAGATAGAAAAAATTTTGAACTGGAAAAAGCGAAACTGCTTGCCAGTTATTAAGATTAGGAGGTAGAGAACATGTCTAAAGAACTCAAAGAACTGCTTGAACAAAAAGAAATTGTACGTGGCAAAATTGCGACCTGTCAAAACGAAGAAGAATTGGCAGCGTTGAAAGCTGAAATGGAAGAGCTGGACAAAAAAGAAAAATTCATTGCAGAACGTGCTGCTTACCTTGAAGAAGTTAGCAAAGGTGCTGGCACTCCTGCACCTGCTCCGGGCAAAGTTACCGAAGAAGTAGATAAATACGATACCATGGAATATCGCAAAGCGTTTATGGATTATGTGCTTTCCGCAGGCAAGAACAAAAAAGCTCTTGAATATCGTGCTGACCAAGTAACCATGACCACTGACGTAGGCGCAGTAATTCCGACTACTGTTATCAATGCCATCATCAAGAAACTGGAAGCTACTGGTATGATTTTGGCAGAAGTTACCCGTACTGCACTCCGTGGTGGCGTAACCTATCCTGTATCTACCGTTAAACCGGTAGCAACTTGGGTGGCAGAAGGTGCTGGTTCTGACAAACAAAAACAACCTGTTGGCAGCATTACCTTTGCTTACCACAAACTGCGTTGCGCAGTAGCTGTTACCCTCGAAGTGGACGTAATGGCAATCTCTGCGTTTGAAAACCTCATCGTTGCTAACATTGCAGAAGCTATGCTGAAAGCAGTAGAACAAGCTATTGTTAGCGGTGATGGCAACGGCAAACCCAAAGGCATTGTAACCGAAACTCCGGCAGAAACCATTACTGTAGATGGTGCTTTGACCTATGCTGACGTTATCAATGCAGAAGGCGCATTGCCCTTGGCTTATGAAGCAGGTGCAGTTTATGTAATGGCTAAGAAAACCTTTACTGCATTTGCTGGTCAAGTTGACCAAACTGGCCAACCCATTGCACGTGTAGACCAAGGCGTTACCGGTCGCTTGGAACGCACTATTTTAGGTAGACGTGTAATTTTGACCGATTACTTGCCGGCATTGAATGATTCTACTGGCGCAGGCACCGTAGTAGGCTTCTTGTTCAATATGAAAGACTATGTACTGAACACCAACTACAAAATGGGCTTGAAAAAATACGAAGACAACGAAACTGACGACCAAGTAATGAAAGCAATTATGCTGGTTGACGGCAAAGTTGTAGATGCTTCTTCTCTTGTAGTATTTAAAACTGCGTAAGGCATAAGGCGGTGCGGTTATGCTGGAAGAAGTAAAGCTGTACTTGCGTGTTGACGGCACACTGGAAGATGAGCTGATTTCCAGTTTAATTGATGCCGCAATCGAATACATTAAAAGCGCCAGTGGGAAGACGGGGCTAAGAGGTGGCGGCGAACTTACCGATAGTGTATTGGTAAAGCTTGCTGTCAAACAATTAGTTACCCATTGGTACGACCATAGAGGGACGCAATATTTGAGTGGCAATTTTAAAAATGTCGCTGAAATTGACTACTCCTTTAAGGTTATACTGGCGCATATCACTACATCACAGGAGTTTGTCTGATGATTAACGGTGCAACTGACAGACAACATAGAATCAAAATTAAACGCCCTGTAACCTCGGAAGATGGCTACGGAGGTTTAAACACAAGCTATGAAGTACATAGTGAGCGTTGGGCGCAAGTGTTACCGCCGTCTTTTAAAGAACAGCTGGCAAGGGGCGCACCGGTAACACGTGAAACTATCACGGTAGAAATTAGGCCAGCTGACAAAGCTGTAAAGCGTGGCTGGCAAATTGAATGGGAGGGCGAAACCTACGTTTTAACCTCTGCTGACAATACCTACCGAGAAAGAACGTTAATGGTAGCGCAGCTATACAATCCGGGAGAATAATCATGGCAGTATTTGTCACTACATTTAGAACGGAAGGCCTTTCTGAATGTTTAAGAGATATAGATAAATACAACGCAAGATGCAGGCTTGCCGTAGAAGATGCTCTAAGGCGAGGTACTAAACGTGTGGCAAGGGGAGCGCGCAGACGTGTTCCCTCCAAAAGTGGCAACTTGAAAAGAAGCATTACCTCTTCCTTCAAGACCACTACACTTGTAGGCTACGCAAGAGCCAAACAGCCACACGCACATCTTGTGGAATTTGGTGCAAAGCCTGTTGATAATGTTCGCCCTAAAAAAGCCAAATACTTACAGATTCCCACTGATGATTTGACTAGATACAAGGGTGATAAAAAATATTTGTATCTGAAAAAAGTAGACATACCAAAAAGAAAAGCAAAACCTTTTATGTTACCTGCTTTCAACGATGAAAAAGATAATATCGTAGCTGACGTGAAGAAAGGATTGAAAAATGCTTAGACTACCAAACAACGCAATTCAAAAAGCGCTTTACCAAAAATTAAAAGCTTATGAAAAAGAAATAGGCGCACCAACTTATGACTTTGTGCCAGACAATGCAAGCTTGCCTTTCATAACACTAGGAAACACTATTACCGAGGATATTGGCAATAAAACCCAAGATGATACCAAAATTGAAATTCAAATCAATATTTGGAGCGAATACAAAGGCAAGTATCAAATCAATAACATTGCGGAGCGCATTATTAACCTCATTACAAGCGAAGATGGCTATCTAGATTGTACTGTTGACGGCTTTCAAGTGTATCGCCAAAAGGTTACAACCTACGAAGCTTATCCAGAAGATGCAACTGGCTACAATGCCGTTATCAACTTTGTGGTATGGGCTAACAATATGCGAGCTACCGCAGAAGAAATTTAGACAAGGAGTGTGAAACATGGCAGAAATTACTTTTCCGACTAGAACTGATGAGACCACTACTGCAACTGCCGGCAAGGACTATCTTGTATACGTCAACACCGGTGCTACCGAAGCAACTCCTACTTGGACTTTGGTTGGCGGTCAACGTGATTCCACCTTAAATAGAACCGCAGAACAAATTGATGCTTCTCATAAGACCTCTGGTGGCTGGGCATCTACTTTGCCCGGCTTGCGTAGCTGGAACAT